TGCTAAGCTAGCTCAAGAATCATAATAACAAAAAAATAATAATAACCTTAGAGCCCTTCGGGGCTCTTTTTTTGTATATATAATATAGGTAGAGTGATATGGGGCGTATCACTTAATATAGACCACCCACTAAAGTCGGTTATAGTCTACCTTATCAGGTTAGTCCACTTCAGCGACTCGCATTTGTTCATGCGTTAAAAGACTACTTCAATCCTGACTAGGAGAAGTATATGAACACTTTAATGTATCGTGGCGCAAGCCAACAAGTAAAAAACACAAGAGTAAAAAGCGAATCAAAGAAAACTTATAGAGGAGTTATTTACAAAAATTTGCCAAAGCAAGAAAGGAAGGAAAGTTTACACACGTATCGTGGTGTAGAATTTAGTTCTTAGTATTATGGGGAACGCAATGTTCCCCTTTTTTATATCTTATTGAAAGGCTGATTGATTGTCTAAGCCATTATTGCCGAATCCAAACGTTTTGCGAGCACTTCCGTTAGGGAATAATGCATTTGAGGTATTACTACTATTGTCAACATTATTGATAATAAGTTCTGGTTTTAAAGGACCACCTGTCGAATCACCTGAGATCGCTTTTCCATCAAGATTAAGTTGTTCTAAATTATCTCCTGTTGTGCTTGTAGTAACTTTATTTTTTTCGCGATCAATTACCTCTTGAACCATAAGGCCGGGACCAGCGACAGGTCCTGCTAAAAGAGAAGGATTAGATGCAATTATATTTTTGGTTCCTGTAACAACATTTGTAGCTGTATTTTTAATTTTATCAATTGTTTGGTCTTTAATATCACCTGCTTTCGTAATTAAGTCTTTTACATAATCTAAAGCGCCCATAATTTTATTTTTTATTAGATCAAAAATAGAAGTGACTTTTTCCTGTATAGCAATATATTTTTCTTTTGTCTTACTCCAAGCATTTGTAATTTGTGTATTAGTAAAATCAATTGCAAGCTGAATACCATTCATAATTGCCGACCAAGCTGCATCCATTTTATCTTTTACAGCTTGTATTGTATCACTACCAAATGTTTTGGCAGCCTCCCAGTATTCTTGAATTGTTTCTTTTACGGTTGTAACAGCTAAAATAGTTTCGTTAAGTACCGTATTGTATATACTTTGAATATTTTCTTTTAATGCTTTTAGTCTTGGCGCAGTTTTCTTAAGCTCAGCTCGGAAAGTATCAAAGGCGCTTTTCGTACTATTGCTAACGTCTGTCAACATTTGTATATGTTGATCTATAATTAAGCTGAAAAATTTTCGAATGTCAGTCCTAGTATCGTATTCTTCTAATTTCTCGGTTTCAAACCCTAGTTGTTTACCGGTCCATGTAAAAATATCTTTAAGAAAATTTGTAAGCAATCCTGCAATTTGTGTCGGCAGTTCAACAGCAATATCTCTAAACATTTCTGTTTTAGTATAAGCATCACCTTTTAATTCAAATTTCTTTTTAATTTCTTTAAATGTTTCAGTAGTAGCTTCTATAAATGTTAATAAAGCGGTTATAGCTAAACCGATAGGACCTGCAGCTCTACCAAACTTAAGTAACTTACTTATCTTACCCCATGATCCTTTAAACTTATCCATGCTTTTTTTGATAGTTTTAATTGGAAGTCCGAATTTATATAATGCAAGACCACCTATGGCTGTACTTACTCCTTTCCAGCTTTCTTTAAACGTATCTAATGCACCTGTAAAATCTCCGGTGATTATTTGTTCTAATATCTTTATTGTAGCGGAAATTGTATCAGTAACACTATCGAGAGCTTTTTCTAATTTAACAGGATCAAAAACTGCAAGCGCTGCTCCACCTAATGCACCAAGAACACCTATATTGTCTTTAGCTTTTGCACCTAGACCACTAATACCATTTTTAATTGATTCAAGTAGGTTACTTTGCTTCTTAGTTGCTTTTTCAGCTTCTCTAGATTTTTCTAAATCACTCGAAGCACTTCCAATTTTTTCTTGATTTTTTTCTTCTAAAGCAATTAGTTTTTCATCACCATCTTCTATGGCTTTTTGTAATCTTTCTTGAGAAGCAATAAATTCATCTTTTAAATTATTTAATACATCTCTTTGAGCAAAGTCAGTTAACTTACTAGATTTAATTAACTCGTCTAGTTTACCAAGTCTTTCAGCTCCAGTTTTTGCTTTTTCAGCGTCTTCATTTTGCTTTTTCAGCATATTAGCAATTTGCTGTATACTTTTTGCATTGCCGCCGGCAAATCCAGCCTCTATTTGTTTATCTGACATTTTTGACTTATCTATAGCCATAACTCTTTACCTAGTAATTATTTTCCGAACCAATCGTCGATTAAATTTTTACCATAATATAAAATACCTAACCAGACAGTAAATAAAATACCGTCAAAGTATGATAGGCTTTCCCATGCGTTTACTGGATCCATTTTATTTTTTCTTCCCAAAGTTTTGTGTACCAAAGAAAGCAGCAACAATACCAGCAACAGCTACGAAGTATGTTGGTGCCATATCCCCTAATGTTTTTTGTGCTTGATCTAAACCAGCCAATGATGCAAGAACAACTGCAAATGGATATAACAATAATCCACCTAATGCAAACCATGTCATATTGCGCTGTGCATCTCGCATTGCATCTGCATCTTCTAGTTCTTTACGTCTAAACTCTAAGTATAACGTCTCTTCTTCCTTTGACACTTTGCCGTCTCCGTTTGTATCTGCTGGGTGAAAAGCTTCTTTTACTTCTTCTGTCACTTATCCTCTCCTCATATTTTGTTGTTTAATACGTTCATTTTCTTCTTTAATATATTCTTCCAATAATGCGACATATATTTCTCGCTCCCATGGCATCATGTTATCAAGCTCGGTTAAGCTATACCCATGGTGCTGCATCATCGCGAAGTTTGTCTTATAATGGTTATATAAGCTATCGTGAGAGAGGCTTAACCAAAAAAATTACTAAGACCTAATAATTCAATACTATTATCTTTTCCACATTTAGTGCACTTAAAATTTAGATCATATTTAAGTGCTGGTACATCATTAAAAAACGATGTAAGCTTAGCAAATTGATCAGAATTTAAAGATTCAATAAAATCTTTAAGTTCTTCTTTTTTCGAATCTTTTGCTGGATAAACATTTTCAGCATCGTAAATAGAATCTATACAATCAATTAATATTTCCATTAAGCTATCAACACCACTCAGATCTTTATCTTGATGCTTTTCCATATCCCCTACTTTGGGGTATGATAGTACTATACCGACATCCTTTGTTAATTCTATTGTTGTACTTTTACTTTTAACAACAGGTGCTTTAATATCGTCAAATTTAATTATTGTTTTATTTTCAGTTTCACAGTGTACACATTTAGATTTTACTTCTGTTGTCTCACCAACTGATGCAGCTCTTAATCTTAAAAATATTGATTCTAAATCAAACATTGTAAGTCGATTAGTATCAATATCATCGTATACACAGCTGCCAATAACATCTTTCATAGCAGTTAAAATTTGATTTTGATTGTTTGATTCTAGCGCTATCATTAGAATCTTTTCTTCTTTAACTAAGTAAGGTCTGTATTCAACTTCCTTTCCTAGTGATGGTATAACTGTTTTATATTTCGCAGCATTCAATACTGGTAAAGCCATAATATTCTCCTATAATATTAAAATAATAATTTAGCCAAAAAACGATCTAACTTTTTTCGCAACATTCGAAAACCCTAGTTTCGGCAAATCAATTCCCAATCCAAGTTCACTTGGAATCATCGATATAGCTTGTGATATTTTAGATTGTACAAAATTCTCTGGTACATATCTATCATAAGCAAACGTGATAGTAATTCTTTGTATCGTATTTTCTCCGGTTTGATCTAAAGTAATAGCACTAATGTTAATTGGGTAAGCATTTTGCAATCTTATACCATACACATTTTTATCAAAATCGTTAAGCTGTTGTATTACGATATCAGCTTGATAATTCTTCTTATATCCTACCTGATATCTTTCTGTATCGACAACAGATGACATCCAAGTTTCTATCATATCCTTTATATAGTAGTCACCTGTTAGTAAAAAAGTCATTGTTACATCATCGTCGATAAAACCGTTAGGTATTTTAATCGTTTCTTTTTCAGCCTGATAATCTAATGTATTTATATTACGGCCAGGCATTTGAGTTGATTCAACTAAAAACGCAATGTCTCTTGGATTATTTAAAAGATTTTTAAGATCTACATCACCATCGCTTCTTGCATATCTACCAACAAGATCAAGTGGATTTAAATTAAGTAAGGCTTGTGTTGGGGGTGTAAACAGTACGAGAAAACGATTAGCTTTTGCAAATCCTTGCTTTTTGCCAATAGTCGCTTTAAATGAATCAATAGTATTACCTGACATATTTATTTACCCGTATATTGTTTGCGAGAATATCTCCAAACAGTTTCATTTTTAACTTTCTTAAATTGTTCTGTTGGCAAGAAAATAGCTATTTCCCATTCAGTCATGGGTACTCTTACCATTCGCCCTTGTATATTATTTGTAAGATAATGTTTAAAACAAGGTTCAAATTCTCTAAATTTTTTTACACCTTTCAATAAATCATATCGCATTTTCATTAATCGACTTGAATTATTCATTTTATTTGGTGCAGTCTTCATTAACTCATCTAAAAATCTTGCTCTTACACCTGGTGCTAAGTAATGTAAATTTAATCCATAAAATCCGCCTGGTGCTGGTTCAACCATAATTACTAGTGGGAACCGATCATAATATGGTAATGTAGCTTTATGCTTTGGATCATAAAAATACATATACATTGATCCTGCAAGCTCTTTCGACGTCGGTTCAAGCGCATCGTCCTTTAAAATCTTGCGTGGATTAACTTCACCGAGTTCAGCAACTTTTTTACGAAACCAGTTTTTCGACTGATCTGTTCTTGCTTTAATTCCGGACCGAAATGCTTGCGCTTGTAATGTATCAAATAAACTTGCCATACCTTTATTTATACTACTTCTTCTTGCCTTTCGCAGGACCACTTAATATTTTAATACCTAAACTTTTAAGAGTATCTTCTGTCCATACCTCAAATCTCCACCCCCGACTTTCTGCAAATTCTTGGGCAGCATTCCATTTATCAGTATTTTTAATATAAGTAGTTACCTCATTGATATATCTTTTTGTTTGACGTGATGGTTTCTTTGGAGGAGTCGTTTCTTTCTTTGGTTTGATTTCAACTAATATAACATCACCCGATTCCATTTTAATAAGTAGATCAACAAAATAACGATGATATTTTTTATCGACTTTATATTTGTATGGTACAACAATTTCTTCTGAGTTCCAAGCAACAACCTTTGGATTGCTTTCACACCATTTAAACGCTTGTCGTTCCCATAGAGATCGATATGTTACCTTCGAAGGATCGCCTGCATACTTTTCTGGTTTTTTTATTTTGTATTTACCCGAATAAGCCATATAAATAAAGATATATTAGTTAATGTATTCTTATTTATAGGGTAAAATAGTATGTCCAAAATTTATGTATTTCCAGAATCTATTAGAGATAAAGCAGTAAGTGATTCAGGGTTTCCTTTTGTTTCTTTTGAATTTGTAAAAAGGTCGTTACCTGAAAATGCTACTGTTTATTTGTATCTACCACCCGGCTTTTCTGTTCCAGATGGAGCTGCTTATAATAATCTCGATCTAGGTATTATCGGTAACCTCAACAGTGATGGTACAACAAGTATATCAGATTCTGATAGAAAAGCAATTGCAAGAGAAGCTAAAAATAAATTATTAACTGAATTTGGATTTGCTAGTCTTGCTGCTCAACAAAAGATAAAAAAAGGAGAAGCATTTAATCCTAATACCGTATTACAATTTGATAATGTTAATATAAGATCATTTAATTTTCAGTTTAAATTAGTGCCTGAATCAGCAAAGGAAGCTAAGCAAGTTCGAAATATAGAAAATCTTTTTAGAGCTGCATTATATCCAGAAAAGAAAAATCGATTGTATTTAGAATATCCTCCAACTTTTAAAATTAAATTTTATCATGGAAGAAAAGAAAATACATATATGCCACAAATTCAAGAATGTTTTTTAGCCAATATTACTACAACATATAATGCTGGAACAAATATGTTTCATGCTGATGGTGCACCTTCTGAAGTAGATATGTCATTAACATTTACAGAAACAAAGGCAAATACTCGTAAGGATTTGTATCCAGACCAGGTTGATCCGAATGAAGTTGATTCAGGAGATATGATCGACGAAGTTTCTCAAAAAATAAATGATAAAATTAGATCAATCTCTAATATAGCTTAGGAGATAATATGTCATTCTTTAGTCAATTTCCAAAAATTATGTATGATTTTAATCGTACTGGTACTGTTCAACAAATGGTAAATATATTTAGATCTATTAGGCCTCAGTCTAGTGTGCTAAATGATACTACCTTATATAAAAAATATCATATCGATAATGGTCTTAGACCCGATGTAATATCTGAGAGGCTATATGGTACACCAGAATATTATTGGACCTTTTTTGTCATTAATGATTTTTTACATGACGGACTTCAAGCATGGCCATTGTCAGAAGAAGGTATGCGTGATCATATAGATAAAAATTATTCGGGCATAGCTTTACAGTTTACTCCTATAATGACAGCATTAGATGGCAACCCGGCAACTAAAAATTCAATTGCTGGTAAATTAGAACTTGGTGCATTTGTATACGGATTAAAATCTGGAGCTATTGGTAGAATTATAAGAAAGGATTTAGACTTAAATATGATTGTATTGAGTGATGTGATACCAGGCATTGAAGGCCGTAATCCACAGACGGGAGCTATTGATAATAATATTGAAGGTGGTACGTTTGTAACTAATGAATACATACAATCTGAATGGACTGATTCTGAAGGTGTAACACGCACTCTTACTTCTGGATCAGATTTTTTAAATACTCTAAAGCCTGATAAAATTTTTAATTATGCGGACGCACCTGCATTTTATTATTTAGATGGAGATGAAGAAGAAAGACCAGTTACATCTCCCGATATACTACCTACACAAGCAAGTCAAGTGACTCCAATTTATTCTGAATTACAATGGAATTTAGAATTGCAGTCACAAATTCCTAATTTTGATTTAGATCAGTTAAATGAAACTGCATTAGGTGATCGATCTTATATTGCAACTAATACATCCTTAGGTGCACCATTAATATCGAATGGTGGTTATCAGCCCGTTTCTGATGATATAAGCGGTGATATTGTATTTAAATCAAATAGAAATTTTATTAGAGATAAAAACGAAGCTAGGTCAAATATACAAGTTATTAACCCACGCTTTATTAGTGATTTTGTTGAAGAATTTGAGAGATTATTGAATGTCTAGATCTGCGAAAACCACCGGTGGTGCAGCTATCACTCCAGCGTCATATGAGTTAGTTAGTGTTAAATTAACAATGAATGACGATACATCGATAGAAATTAAAAATCTTGTTTCTGATGTGGTTATAAATGAAAGCATTTTTAAATCTTCTATAGAAGTTGATTTAAAGATTGTTGATGGGTTTGATTTATTTCAAAAATCTCATTTAGCTGGCGGTGAAAAAATACAAATAAAAATAATGAGAAGAGATAATACATCGAGTTCTTATGGGTCATCTAAAAATAAATTTGATATAACATGTTATGTCGCAAAAATATATGATCATACTAAGCCAAGCCCAGGAATACAATTTTATAGAATAATATGTTTAAGCGAACATGCATTTATCAGTAATATGAAAACAATTAGCAGATCATTTAACTCAAATGCAAATGCATTAGTAAGAGATATAGCTTTAAATGATCTTAAATATAAAGGTAAAACTAATTTTACAAATAAAAATTTACCGATCATTTCTGGAATATATCCCAGCTTAAAACCATTGCATGCAATTACATGGTTATTAAGAAATGTTGATGATGAAGATACACCATTCTTTTTCTATGAAACTTTACAAGAAGGTCTTCAATTTAATTCGTATAATGAATTGGCCAATCAAGAAGTTTACAAAGAATATAATGATACACCGTTTTATATTAATCAGTTTGAAACATCAGAACACTTCGAAGAAGCTTCTTGTAAAATTTTAGATATGTCATCTAATTTTGATATGTGTAAGTTTGATCAAGTTTCAAATGGTGCATTTTCTGCAGTTGTACATAATTTAGATATTGCAAATAAAAAATATAGCATAACTAATTTTGATTCAGAAGTTGAGAATGGTGTAAAATTAAATCGTCATAAAGGCTTTTCGAAAAATATAAAATTTGATGATATTGGTTTTAATCAAAGTTATGGGTCTAAGGAATTTTATATTTCTACAAATTCAAAGGCCTTTGGTGAAAATAAATTAAGTTATCATGAAAAAATAAAAGATAGTATATCAGCAAAAAATTCTTATTTTCACAATATAAAATTTATGGGATTAGATCTTGAATTATATGGTGACTTTAATATGTGCCCAGGTAAGCTTATAGACTTACAAATACCAAAAAGTACAGACGAAAATGTATTACCATCTGATCAGCGAGAAGGTATGATAGATAAGCTTTTATCTGGTACTTATTTAGTAGCTCATGTTGCTCATGTATTTAATGGTAAAGAATATAGGTGTTCCGTTGGTGTACAAAAAGATAGTTTAACTTATGATTTAGATTCTAGAACAAAAATTGGACAGTAGATATGAATAGAAATAGTGATAGTTTTGTTGGCGGTGGCTTTACTTGGTTTACAGGTGTCGTAGAAGATATCAATGATCCTGAAAAGCTAGGTCGAGTGCGAGTAAGATGCTTTGGCTATCATAGCGAAGACTTAGCAAATATTACTACTGATGCGTTACCTTGGGCAGCTGTAATGGGTCCTACAAACTCTGCAAATATATCTGGTATTGGTACAACCACACATGGATTAGTGAATGGTACATGGGTTGTTGGATTCTTTCGTGATGGTCCTAGTGCACAAGACCCGATTATCATGGGAACAGTCGGATCAACATATGAAGAGAAACCAAAAACAA